GTGCGCTCGAGCATCTAGGGGCTTGTCGCAAGCGGAGAGGCAGGAGTGAGCGAGTCGTACGGATTGGTGGTGGTGACTTCGCCGGCGGTGGAACCCATCACCCTCGAGCAATTCAAGACCTACGCGCGGGTCGACAGTGACCTGGCCGCGCAGGACCTGCTCATTGCAAACGACATCATTCCGTCGGCCCGGGAACGCTGCGAGGAGTATGCGAACCGGGCGTTTGTGGAGCAGGAACTGCTGTTGACTCTAGACGGGTTTCGGGATCCGTGGAACGGCAGCAGGTCGAGCATTCGGTTGCCGCGGCCGCCGCTGGTGGGTGTGACGTCAATCAAGTACCTGGACCCTGAGGGTCTTGAGCAAACGCTGGACGAGTCGGCTTACCGGGTGGACAAGGATCGGGAGCCGGGCCGGGTGTTGCTGGGGCACGGTCGGGCGTGGCCCGCGGTGCTCGAGCAGGAAAGCGTGGTGTTCATTTCGTTCAAGGCGGGGTATTCGCAGACGGAGGCCGGGCTTCCCGGGTATGTGCGGGATGCGGTGTACCTGGCCGCAGCGACGCGTTTTGAGCATCGGGAAGAGATCCTGACGGGGACGACGGTAACGGAGCTTTCGATGACGGCGCAGCGGCTTCTTCGGCTGCACCGGATAAGGCCAATCTAGCGATTTTCGATTTAAGAGGGACTCTGGACATGCGGGCTGGACGGCTGGACAAAAGGCTGTGGCTGCAGGGGCCGCCTGTTGGGCGGGATCCGGTGACGCACGCCGTGTCTCAGCGGGACGAAGACTGGGTTCCAATAGCGGAGGTTTGGGCGTCGGTGGAGAGCACCGAGGGCAGCGAGCGGTGGAACTCGGCGCGGGTGCAGTACGAAGCCACGGATGTTGTGAGGATGCGTTTTCGGACGGTAAACACGACGATGCGGTTTGTGTACGGCGGCCGGAAGCTAAACGTCGTACACGTGAACGACCTCGAAGAGCGGCATAAGGAGCTCGTCGTGCTCTGCAAAGAGGAGGCCTGAGCCGTGGCGCGTAATAAGGCCCGGAGCGGCGCGGAAATCCTGAGCGACCTGCAGTCGGGAGGCGCGGCCGCACTGGGCATGCACATGTCGGGGTTCGAGGAGTTGGATCGACTGCTGCTGCAGCTGCCTGGGGCGGTATATCGGCGGGTGGTCCGGAAGGCGACGGACTTGGCGATGACGCCGGTCGTGCACGACGTGAAGGTGTACGCGAAGGAAATCAAGCAGACGGGGTTGCTGGAGCAGAGTTTCGGGAAGAAGACGAAGACCTACGCCCGCGCCGGCGTGGTGGTAACGGTGGTGGGGCCGCGGAAAGGGTTCAAGAAGAAGTTCACGATCAAACGCACGATCAACGGGAAAGAGGTGCTTTACGAAGAGTACCGGAACCCGGTGAGCTATGCGCACCTGGTGGAAAAGGGCACGGAGCCGCACAGCCTGGGCTCCGGCACGGAGGGCCGCAAAGGCATTGACAAGGGGGGTGGTCATCACCCGGGGGCCAAGGCCAATCCCATTTTGCAGCGGGCGTTCTGGCGTAACCAGCGGGTGATTCTCGGGATTTACCGGGCTGAACTGGCGGAAGGGGTGGAGCGCGTGGCCACGGAGATGGCCGTGAAATGATGCTCGAGCTTGACGACGCGGCGGTTTCGTTGCTGTTGCGCGACGGGGTACTGGCGGAGTCGATGAGCGACCGCTGGTCGTCGTGCCAGGCGGAGCAGGACAGTCGCACTCCGTACGGCGTGGTGGAGTGCACGGACCAGTACCCGCAGCACCATATGAATGGCCGGAGCGGCTTGGTGTACGGGCTGTTGGAAGTGTCTGTGTATTCGGGTGACAAGAAGCAGGCCCAGGACCTGGCGTCGCAGGCGCGGCGAGTTTTGTACAAGGCGCCGGGTGTTGTGGAGAGCGGTGGACGGAGCCTAACGATCCAATCGGTGCTGCGCAAGGACGGGCACGTGGTGGCGGAGGTTCCTGTGGGTGGTAAGCGTGCCGGCATCTGGAAGGCCTGGGCGCTCTACACGGTGGCGTACGAGGAAGAGACGGAATAGGAGGAAGGACCATGAGCGCGACGGGTGTCGACGGAACCGGGTTTACGCTCACGATGGCGGGCTTCACGCACGAGATCATCGACGTGGACGGTCCGAACGTGTCGGCGAAGGTGATCGAGGCGAACACCATGAGCACCCAAGAATGGGTTGAGAAGATCATCGCGAAGCTGAAAGACGCCGGAGAGGTGAACCTTACGATTGAGACCGGGTCCACCATGCCGCCGTTTGGGACGTTTTTGCCAACTCGCATGGCGTACGCAGGCGGCCTGATCTGCTCAGGGTCGATGGGAATCACGACTTGGAAGCCCGGCGCGAAGATCGGCGAGGTGGAGACGTCAAACGTCACGCTGACAGTCACCGGACCGCTAGTGGTGGGGGCCTAAACAAAGGGAATTTGCGTCCGCTTGGGCGCAGGTTTTTTCGGAGAGTACGGCATGGCTTTGAGCAGGGAACAGATTCTTTCGAACACGCGCGTGAAGACTGAGAAGATCGACGTTCCGGAATTGGGCGGGGAGGTGTTTCTCCGCGTGATGACGGGGACGGAGCGCGACGAGTTCGACAAGCTTGGCTACGACCCGAGCACGGGGAAGGCCAACGGCTACAACGTAACGAATTACCGGGCGTGCTACGCGAGCTACGTCATCGCGAAGGACGAGAACGGCGAGCGCATGTTCGGCCCGCAGGACGTTCCGGCGCTGGGTCAGCTTCCGGGTTCGGCCCTCGAGCGCATTCTGGGCGCCGGGATGGTGTTGAACGGGATGAGCGGCGCTTCGCTGCAGGAGCTGGAAAAAAACTCCGAGGACGCCCCGAGCGACGGTTCTGGTTCCGACTAGCGCTGCGGTTGGGCCAGACGGTCGAGCAGCTCCAGGCCTCGATGAGCTCGTTGGAGTTTTCGGAGTGGATGGCCTACGAGCAGATTGAGCCCTGGGGCGAGGAACGGGCGGACCTGCGGTCGGGCATTGTGGCGGCGACGATGGCGAACCTGTGGGGTTCGAAGCACAAGCGGTACAAGCCGAGCGACTTCATGGTGAAGACGGACACGGCACCCAGGGCAACGGGGGCGGAACTCGCGAAGCGCATGAAGACGTGGGCGCGGATGTACAACGAGTCCCGGGGCTTTAAGACGGAGGTCGGGAAGTAAATGGCCAACATTGCAAACCTGGCGGTGCAACTGACGGCGCATACGGGGACGTTCACGAACCGTATGCACGCGGCGCGCACGCCGGTGCGGCAATTGGCGTCGTCGGTTGAGAACGCCCATCGGACGATGTCGGGCTTCTTTGGGAAAGTGGCCGCCGCGGTGGGTGTCGGCAGCTTCACATACCTGATGAAGCACCAGGCGTCGGTCATTGAGCACCAGGGCAAGTTTGCGGAGCGGACGGGGCTTACGACGCGCGAGGTAGGGGCCTACACAATGGGGGCCCGTCTTGCCGGCATCGAAACCGAAACCTTTGAAAAGGGCATCGGCACGCTGGTTCGGAAGCTTGGGGAGCTGCGGTCCGGGCTGTCGGATGACTCGGTTGCGCTGCGGGCGATGGGATTCGACGTCAAGGCGTTGTCCGAGATGAGCACCGGTGATGCGCTGCGGGTGATATCGGAGCGCATTCGAGAGATACCGAATCCGACCGAGCGGGCGGCGATGGCGGTCCAGTTGTTTGGGAAGAGCGGCGCCAGCTTGTTACCGTTTTTGATGCAGGGCGAAGAGGGCCTGCGAGCGTTTGAGGCCCAGGCGCAGAAGCTTGGGTTATCGTTTTCGGCCGTCGACGCGCAAAAGGTGGAGCGGGCGAACACGGCGATGGCGATGGCCAAGATGTCCGTCGAGGGCATTGTCAACCAGGTCGTCATTCAGTTGGCGCCGGCGGTGGCTCAGGTTGCGGAGGACCTGGACAACTGGCTTATGGCGGGCGACGGGATCGGGTCCAAATTTCGAGGGATCCAGCCCGTATTCGATGTTTTGGCGAACACGGATATTGCCGGCGGATTGGACCGGTCTGTTGGCATCGGAATGGCGCCCCTCACGATGTTGGGCATTGGCAACGGACCTCGTGAGGTCATTGGGACGTTCTTCAAGTCGTTTCAGGACGACGCGGCTGAGTCTCGTAAGAACTTCGAGGACCTGTGGAAGAAGCCGTGGCCCAGCGAGAGCATGCGCGAGTACTGGGGCGAAGTGGACCGTAAATCGTCAGAGGCGCGCGACAAGATAACCGCGGCCGCGGGGGTCAATGGGCCCAACGGCGAGCTTCTCGACGTCCGGGCGCTGGACGAGC